TGATCTTCTGCGTGTGTATCTACATCTTCACTATTCGTCTTTGCGATTGGTAGTGTAGGTAGAGTTCTTACGAGGTTTGTACAGGTAGAGAAGATTCGTAAGCGTGGTTCATCATAATCATTCTTTTGTAGCCGTCTATGAACTTCTATCTTACCTGATACACGGTTTTTATCAGCAGGTATCCACCGAACACCGTTTCGTATCATAGTTTCTGCTATTGAAGGTCCTGTGCCATGCTTTGACCAACACGCTCCATCCAATACTGATATCATCATTGGTGGATCATTTCGTTCTGCTTCCATCACTGCCTGTGCCAAAGCTTCACCTGTAAGACCTTTTGCATATAGTTCTCTGTATATCCAGAGATTGTTATCCCAATCAACAGCACCCCATAATACACATGAAGGACTAGCGTAACCATAGTCTGCTGCTCTTATTCTTGTCCAGTTTGTAGGCATATCAAATGGATCTACCACGTGATCTGCTCTATTAAACTCTGAGAACGCTGCACCTTCGGCAACATCCCAATCACCATCAAGTAATCTTCTACGTTCTACTTCAGGAAGAGAAAGAAGCATAGCTTCATACTCACCTGTAGCTGTAAGATACGGATTATCTGTTAGTCTAGCAGGTATAAATCTACGTTGGAACAGTGGTTTGTTCGTAGTAGGATTTATCAGTATCTTACCAGTTTCCTCATTCGTTGCCCAAAACGGTTCACCTGCAGGAGCAGGGTCGATAAACATCTTCTTAATCCACCATCCACCTGCACCACCGGGATTTGCTGATGATCGCATATATGTTTGGATCGTTGGGTCTGTGGTACGTAATCTCGACCTGAGGTAGTTCCAGACATATGGAGTAGGATAATGCCCAAGCTCATCTATACCAATCCATGTATAACTTTGTCCTTGAAAACGTATAACATCCGAATCTTTGTCCACATAACTGAGTTGTATTGTTGCTTTTGACGGAAATATCCATAAATTCTTCGATTCCTTGTATACAGCACCGTTAAATGCCTTTGGATAGAGCTTTCTAGACTGATCTATAAGCTCTGATAGCTCTCCTAGTGTTCTACGCAGTAATAAACCCCTATGATTAGGGTTATCTGCGTATCTTAATACATCCATCAGCATTGCTGCCGACTTACCACCACCTGCTGCACCACCATATAGGACTTCTTTCTCTGGTGCTGATAAAAAATGCTCTTGAGGACCTTTATTTGGCTTAAAAGTGATCTCTACACCACTTTCAACAGCTTCTTTTACCTCTTTTGGCAGTGTTTTTATAAACTCTTGTTCTGTTATACCACCTTTTTTAATCAAATCAAGGGCATTTTTAACAGTATCACGCTTTTTTATGGCATTTTGCTTCTGTTTTTCTACTTTAGCAAGTTCTTTTCGCCTTAAATTAAGCTGTCTTGTTACTTTTTTCCTAGCAAGAACAGCTCTTGAGGTATTATAGTTACCTTTTTCGCCTTCTTTTAGTTTTGGTCTTGCCATTCTTAGCCTTTATTATTGTTGATACACCTTTATGTCTGTGTATCTTGATAGGTGGTCCTAGTTTTTTAACGTCAATGCGTTCAAACACTAATACCTTCTAGTCATTCTTACTGAACCACCACCATAATACGTCTTTTGTGGTAATTTAAATGCTTCACGAAACTCTGGTATAGCATTAGGATAAGCTTCTGCCAATCTATTATAGTGTCTTTGTCTATCTCTTAAAAAAGCTGCTGAGTCTTGCAACTTACCTTCCTGATTATATTGTTTAAAAAGTTCTTCATACATTTCACTTGCAGACTCTATTGCTAATTTTTCAGTATCTGTTAGTGGTTCTTTTTTATTTTCTGCCATTGTTACTCCTTAATCAAATAATGTTTTTAAAAAACTTTGACCATGTTTTACATTTTTTACTTTTTTATTACCTACTTTAATTTCTTTAGGTATAGGTTCTCCATATTTAAGTCTTTCTACACCCCTTTTAAATTTTTCATAATCGTGAACATAGTAATCTGGTTTTCTATGATATCCAGTTAATTTATCAATACCTTTAATTATTAAATTTTTAATAGAAGGTCTTTTATTTTGTTTATTAATTGATTTTCTTTTATACATAAAACTGTCTTTACCTTCAGCACTTTGTGCAAATCTGACAGCGTTACTATATTGTTTGTAATTTTTTGTTTTTATGTTTGACATACTAACCTTCTACCGTTTCGTATGGAATATCTTTTTGATCTTGTTTAGGGGGTAAAAACACAACCCCATGAAGTATTTCAGTTTGAGTATGTATCTCTTGACGTTTAGATACACCCACTCTATCCAAGATATCATTCGCTGCACGGATTCGTACATCTGACTGATTAGCAGGGATACTACCATCTGCATCCAAAGCTTCAATGATACGACTTGCCGCCTTAACTCCTGCACTCGCCAAGTGAAGTTTAGTCCTTTCAATAATCTCATCCTTTAGTTTCCTCATTAACCAGTTTGTTGTGTTAGGACTGTATCCTGCATCAACACAAGCTTTAGTGATATTACCACCATTAGATATTAGATTGTCAAGAAACTTTTCTTGTTTCTCGTTTGTTTTTACTTTAGTTAACGACATTAATTTTTACTGTTTCTTTCTTATCTCTTCCCGGTCTTTGTCTTTTTGTAAAGGTTTGGGATTCAGTTCCACCACCTTTTAATGTTTGTGGTTTACGAGTTTGTTTTGGTTTACCAACAGGAACTTGAATATTAGAAAACTTTGGTTTTGATACTGGTGGTTTTACTTTTGATTTTTTACTATCTTTAAGACCCTTTAAAGCTGCTGCTGAAATACCTACACCAAATGCAGCTAAACCTAAATCTTTTTTTGTAAGACCTGTTGACTCTTTTATTCTTGAAAGTTTTCTGTTTAAATTTTTTGGTGTAACTAAACCGGGAACTGGTACTCCCATCAATGTTGGTTTGTTTGCTTCATTACGTTTAATCATGCCCATAATTATTGTTTCCTTTACTTAAATTGGTTTTTTATACTCTTTATAACACTCTTTATATCGAATGGTTCTTCATTTGGTCGATACGGACATTGATAATCTCTTGGACAATTTCCTGCATCGTAAGGTAAGTATTCTCTATACTGAGTGTTATTTGCACCAACATAGACACAAACCCTTTGTTTATTTATAAGTACCTGACTTGCTAATCTGCACGTTGTCATCTTCGCACTGACTATACCTACAAATAGGTACGTTACAAAAAACAATATTAACAAAGCTATATAGAATGACTTACGATCCAAATCATCCATCCTACTGCTGCAAAACCTATTAGAGAAGCTATACCCATAATACTATAGTCACGTATCATTCGGTTTTGTTCTTGTTTTGCATATATAGCTTGTTGTCTAGCTTTACGTATCCTTCCTTCTTCTTTTATAAGATCATCCCAAGCCTGTAATCCATAGTTAGCTATCAAAAAATTACGAAGTTCTTCTCGTTGTTTCTGTAACTTCTTTTTACTAGAAAAACTTTCTATAGCTACCTGCTCTATTGAACCGTTAAACAGTTTGTCAAATGTTGATGGATTGTTAGCGTTCTTATGTATATTATCAACATCACTAACAGCCGACATCCACGTAGACAACTGTGATCCTAAATCTTCTATTTCACGACCCATCATAATGGCTTTTTTTATACCATTATATGCTGCCGTTGCTCCACTGACTGCTGCACTCAACGTAACAGGATCTAACATAACTCCCCCTCGTTACATAATTAGAGTGAGTCAGATAACCACTGATAAAACGATTTACCCTTTTCTCTTGCTGTTTGGTTATCTAGCCACTTAAAAAAATCCAACTGAACAGGTTCTTCTGCTGCTACATTAATCTCTTGTAGGTCATTTATTTCTTCAGGCATATAATCTGTTTCGTTGATTTCGTCAGGTGGCATTTATTATCTCCGTTATCTTTTGGTTAAAGTCAATCTTGATGAAGGGGAAGTCAAACTCTATAGGTCTTACGGACTGCCTAAAGGTGACTATTACATAACGAAGTATAACTGGAATCCCTAACGCCATTATATTCTATCACAACCCCTTACACCGACAACAGACATAATAAGCCTGTTAACTATTATTATACAGTTGTGGTGCATTTTGTCAACTTTTTTCTTGACAGAATTAGAATACGACTGTATACTGAACTAACAGGTTCAGAGGTACATAGAGATACTACGTGGATCTAAAAGTAACTACGTGCAGTTAAAGGGAGAAATTGATGGCGTATAAAAAGACAAAAAAGATGTCTAAAGGCATGATGGTAAAGAAAACCAAAAAAATGTCAAAGGGTGGTAGAACCAAAATGATGAATGGTGGCAAGATGATGAAGAAGACAAAGAAGATGTCTAGAGGTGGTGCTGCTAGAAGATAATGTCCTACCTTATAAGTAACATCCCACATTTTAATTGTTGGGTAAGGAAGGAGTTTACACACAATCATCAAAAATATCATGGGGAGTTTTTACACGCTATCGCCATTGCAGTGAACTGCATCCCAGATAGGTCATTAAGTTTTCAAGTTGTTTTCACCGGGTGTGAAATAGACATGGAAGACGGACCAGACAAAAATGTTCATGGAGGAGCTATGTGGGCAAGGATGCCAATCCAAGCTCTTGTTGCCGACATACCCCTCGATGAATGGTCAGAACCAATGCAAGATCATTTAGTACAAGCTTGGGATTGTGAATCTAGAGATCACAGTGTAGTTGTGATGGATAGAGTTAGTTCAAGTCTTTGGCATTGTAAGATTGATAATAATTTCTATAAAGGTAAATATCTTTTTACCGTTGATTACACAAACAACGATATAGCAGACGATCCTGCACAGCATAAACAGAGTCATGTGTTGTACCTGTTAGATGCCGGGAAGTGGACAGGCAACTTTGTCGCCCTGCCTAACAACAGAGTACGTGTATCCAATCCTGCTCTTTGGAGAACAGGTGAAGGTCCACCAGACTTTGCTCCTTCGCAGTGGCTGCACTCTGCAGAACAACATGAAAGCTATCTAGATCCTAACGTGACTTTCAATAACTTGTACGCAGATAATGATAAAAAGTCAAAAACCAAAAAAAAATAAAAAATTGAGGAGCTACGTATATAGATTGTATATACCCCCCACTACCCCAACCCTAGCAAACTCTAGGAAATCTTTATAAACTAATGAACCAATATCACCTATACAATTTATTAGATCTATATAAGTTAAATTCTGCATAGTTTGCGTCATCATACACGCAAAAAAAGCTAGTTCTGACAAGATACCTTAAAGTAAAGCAATAGAGAGCTACTAAGCG